GTAATAAGCTGCCATTGCCTCAGGGGAGGGATTCCAATCCACTGAAACGCTGCTTTGTGGATCAAGCAATGGTTCCACAATAGCCAACTTATTAGCTGTGTCCTTGATTGCTTCTTTCATTTCTTTCCAAACTTGTCTTAACGCATACGACAATGAATAACTTCTTTCTTTAACCAGATACCAAGCACGTTTGAATAATCTGCTTTTGTTGATTGTTGTCTTAGTTGTTGTCATAACTTTGTGATATTATGTGTTATTATTTCGACACAAAGATACATATAATATCACAACATACAAATTAAAATAACGACAAAATTGATATTTAATGTTATTTAATACTTTTATTGTGATTACATAGGTTACATTATGTACTTTTGTACTCAAACATATAATATCACAACACTATGAATCTACGTGTAAAAGAAATTTGCAAGGCAAAAGGGATGACAATTGGAGATCTCGCTGAAAGGATGCAAATGGCAAGAGAGAGCTTAAGCCGGGCAATAAATGGGAACCCAACGCTTGACACATTAGAAAAAATAGCTCAGGCGCTAGATGTCCCTGTGGCAAGTTTGTTCGATGTTGAATCAGAGTTGTATGGCTTATTGCAATTCAGGGGCAGAACATATAAAATTGACTGTGATCAAGCACTACAAACATTCCTCATCGACTACACATCCGGAACAGTTCATCAATCTGAGTGATACAATTCCGAAACAATTATTTAAAGAGTAGGTTAGCACTAAATCTAACCTACTCTTTTGGTTTGTTTCTTGTTTGAATGTATAGTTTTTAATTCGTTTACCCTTACCGTAATCTTACCGTTATTTAATTATTTTGAGAGCAATTCACCTCCTGGTTATACTTCTCCAAATCATTAGAAAAAATATCAAACACTTTCTTGTACTCCCAATTCAACACATCGGCCGGCTCAACATTATATTCATTTGCCAGGGCATTAATCGTTTTCTCAGTAGGGGTTGATTTATCATTTAATTTAACAGAGGCTATGCGATTGAATTTTGCTTTTTCCTTTAATGTAGGTTCATATTTAAGTAAACTTTCCTGTAGGATCCAATACTTTATACCGTCGCAAATATCCCTGAAGTAATCAACCAACTCAGAATACTGCTCTTCATCTGGTATAAATCCATGTAAACATATAAAAACACTGTTTACTTTATCTTTCCCCGATTTATCGCTCTCAATTATCATATGGAGAGTTAGCCTTTGTCCGTATGTCATTTTGCCGGCCTTTATATCAATTCTATTCTTTAATATTTCCATGATTATACTTTGTTTAAAAATTTCCGCCATCTTGTATAGTAGTATAATTTTTGTCAGCTTTCCGAATATCCTCTATTGTCACTACTGGCTTTATGCCAGCTACGGCCTCTTTCATTGCTTCCCGTATATCCTCTTTTGTTAGAGTAGTTGATTCGTTCAGCTTGCGAGCACTATAGTTACCATCGTTTTCGAATCTAGGCGTTTGAGCGTGAAAGGTTGAGCTTGTAGGTGTATTTTGCATTGATGCTAATGCTGCATACATCTCGGGTGGAATATTAGGTGTTTTTCCATTTCCTAAACCATTCAGCATTCCGAGGAGACCCCCAAACATCCCGCTTGATTTCTTATTGATGATCATCTCTCCGCCCTCTGCCTCGATTAAGGTTCCGCCCTGGGAGTGTGATTTACCCACGATCAAACCTCCTGTTGCTGCTTTTGGAATAGGGGTAGCAATGATAGTACCAATTTCTAAAGCCCCGGCTAATCCTACTGCAATTGATAGAGGAATGTTTGGCAATGCTTCAACTACTGCTGAAGCTGTATTGATGATAGCTTTTATAACATTCAGTTCCTTTTCCCTTACGGCCTCATCATGGGTAATCTTTGCTTTCTTTTTGTCAAGTTCAGCGGTTGATGCAGCGACTTGTTTATCGTGCTCTTTTTGAGAGATAGTCCCCTTTTTAAGCCTTGCGTCTAAATCAGCAATTTTTTTTGTGTTTGCATCCTCAGCGTCTTGTAGTTGTCCGGCCTCAATAGCTTTGTTTAAATCATTCGCTCCGCTCAGGATTCCCATTGCAGCATTGGCATACTTCAGTACATTTTCAAGTTTCTGTTTAGTCGTTTCCAAATCAAGCGAAACACTTTCACGTGCATATTTTTCCTGAATAGCTTTTTTCTCCTCCTCAGTTATTTTTGCAACTCTCAAATCAGCCTCCATTTGAGCATCTAACTGTTGATGTTTCAGACTATTTTGCAAATCAAAGTGTCCTACTAAATCGGTTAACTCATTTGCCAACTGACTAGCCTTGTTATTTCGCTTCTGATCTTCGAATGCCGCATCACTAACGGCTATGTCAGTTTTAAATTTCTGATCTAATAAGTTTTGAGCATTAAGATATTGATCTTCGCTTATCAAGTCAGCTTCATGCTTTTCATCTAACTGCTTTTGTTCTATATTATACGTATTAACAAGTTCGTCAATCTCTTGCTGATGGCTTAATTGCTTACCTGCATTAATTTCTTTTTCATAAAGCTGATGAAGTTGTAGCTCATTACTCAAATCAGATATAATTTGATTTGCACGGTCTTTATTGAATTGTACTTCTGATTTTGCAGATTCCAATAGAGCTGTTTTTCTTGTATCAACAATTTTTATCAGTTCGGTTTCAGCTGTCTTTGTGAGTCCGAAATTCTTTATCATTTGCAAGGCCTTGTTACTGTCACTTTCAATCAATAAAGAATCAACATCTATGTTTTTCTTTGAAAAATCGACGAGTGCTTTTACTTGTGCTGCATAAGAATCATTATCAATTTGATGAATTTTATCGATTGCTTTCTGTTTTTCTTCAATTGACAAATCAGACTGTTTTAGTTTCTCTTCTTGAATTGCTTTTTCGGCTTTAGTGCTTTGTTGTAAATAAGTGATTGATTCGGTTAGAAATTGCGCATCAGATTTTACTTTGCGCATATTTATTTCCTGTAGTTTTAAATCAAGTTCACCATGCAATTTTATCAATGCAGCATTTTTTTGTGCAACATCATCAAGAACGGACCGTGTATTTGTAAGTGTATCAGCTTTCTCTTTATCTCGTTTCAGTTTAGATATTTTCAATTCTTGATTAGCGATATCAATTTGAAGTGCAATCTTTTTCCTTTCTGCACCCTCTACAATTTTAAATGCTGCTTCGCGCTCTTCACGTGTTGCGCCCATGGTGCCAAGTTTACCAATCTTTGCTTGTCCCTCTTCGATGATTACCTCTAATTTTGCCAATGATTCAGTGGCATCGGTATTCATTTTAGCGAGTTTCTTTTCATTAGACACCAATAGAGCTCCCCAGTCCATAGCTTTTTTAGTTTTATCTGCTATGTCGGAAACTACTGCACCCATCTTTTCAACACCGTTTTGAACGCCTGTAGTCATTTGAATTGCACCGTTAGCAAAGTCTTTCACTGCTGCCTTCCAATCACCTGTGAAAAGCTCTGCAATTGCTCTTCCTATAATTCCTATTGAAGTAAACCTATTGATAAGATTTTCTTTTAAAGCTGTTCCGACCTTATCAAGAAAATCGGGAAAGTCTTTTACTCCCTTAAAGAAATCAGAAATTGCCATTGTACCCTTAATAACATACCCTGATAAACTCTCAAATACTGCCGAAATTCCAGCCATAAGTTTCTGCCAACCTTTTGCGAAATCAGCATTTTTCATCATGATATTAACCCATCCTGTAACTGCACCGACAACTAGCATAATCCAACCTAATGGATTAGTCAAATTGAATGCTTTCATTGCAGATGCTCCAGTTTCTGCGCCTCCTGCAATTTTTCCAAATACGCCAGGCAATCCCTGTAACGCACCGGCGTAATCGCCAACATTTCTCCGATTATCTCCGATCCCTTTTTCAAGTTTCTTAAGATCATCCGTTATAGAATTTATCGAGGCGTTAAGTTCTTTTCCCTTTGCGGCGTTTCTTTCAGCATCTGACATCTTGTTATATTCAGCTGTTGACAATGAAAGTTTAGCTTTCAATTGCTCCATACTGTTTATTTTAGCATTGTCTGACTTTATGCTGTTATCAATCTGCTTTTGTTGCTCTTTAGCAGTTGCTGTCGTTTTACGAATTTCAGCATCGTAAACAGCGTATTGTTTTGCACCGGCCTCAGTAGTGGTATCAAGTGCTTTTTGTTCGGTCCTTAAGTCCTGAATAGTTTTTTTAGTGACTGCTAAATCTGCAATCATTTGTTTAACCTCAAGCGAAACGGTTAATAGTACTTTCTTTTCTACAGTATCCATGATTTATAGTTTAATTATTTCGCATTTAGTTAGTTGACCACTGATATAATTCTTAATTTTATTCACGTAAAAGAATGCTCCGTATTTTTGAATATAGACCGGGATAAAGTGGTCGAATTCTTCAATATCCTTATCAGTAAGCCAGAACTCTTCATCTATCCATTTTGCCCGGTATAACATTTCGATTAATCGAGCGTAATAGTTATCAACGAATGATTGAGCGTTTACGTGATTGGCTATCTTAGCATTCATTTGAGCACTCATAAATGTAACCTGACCATTGCTTATTTCAACGATGTGAGGCTTTCCATCTTTGAACGTTCGTGTCGTTATATCTCCATCGACTTTCACTTCCTCAAGTGGAATACTTGCCACTGATGTTCCCATAGATAGTGCATCAAATCCGGCTTCCAACTTGATAGAGAATAAATCTTTATCAAGTGGTAGCGTTTCATTCATGATAGAGAACACGCCTTTATCCGTTACGATGTCGGTCGAGTTATCATCGAATTTTATGTTGTTTTTTTGGCCGTAACTGCGAACGGTAAAATACTTGTCTGTTTTATTATCGTTGACCTTATTACTCCAGTCTTTCTTCAGTGATTTATTATCGTACAATTTTTGCATTGTATAGGCGAAAACTTCCTTTGTGTCGTTGTTTACCTGCACTGTCAATCCGTACAGCTGAGTGAACATTCGAAAGAAATCTAGTTGCGTATCAAAACCTAGATTTGGAGCGAAAGGGATAACTCCAGTCAATGGGATTGTATCAGCAACTACGTTTGTGAATGTGATCGTATTTACAAAGAAGTTGTATTTAGCAACTGGCATTACTCGTACACTTTGCACCTTTACTTGAATTTGGTCTAGCTCTGCAAGTTCTACCTCTTGAGTAAACGTCCTTATCTCTCCACTAACTGCCAATGTAAAATCATTCGTGTAAATTACTACGTCTGTTGTTTTGTTTCGGATCTCAACAACTTGCCGGCTTCCAATATTCCCGGTGCCAACAACTGAAAAATTAATAGTAACCTTGCACGCTGCTGGTGCGTTGTAAAGTATCCCTATCGGACTAGTGCTTTGAACTAATGATCCTGTTCCGGGAGTAAGGATATCAAAGGCTACCAATGTAATAGTATCAATTGACCCTCTATTCTCGCACTTAGCTGATGCGTTATAAATCAAAAGGCTATTGGTATCAGGAATTAGAGTGCTAATATTGATTGCCTTTTTTGACATTTCAATCAGTGGGATATTAGTATTCGTACCTGTGACTAATGGTTGATATCCGTTTGATTGAAGTATCTTATCAATAACATATTTCACAAAAACAAAAGGGTACTGATTTCCTCCGGCATTGTTAGGTGAGATTTGTTCACCTTTGGTGTAGATAGCGGCTGCCATACACCAACCTTTATCATTTGAAACTGCATAATCATCAAAGAATCCATAACCGGACCGTTGGCAATGGCCTAGATCAAGCTCACTCATTGGCTTTGATTCAAGCGTTGAAAAGAAGTCAGCGTTAGAACTGAGAATCTGAACTTCTAAATACTTGTTTGCTTTCGTAAGGATAAGATAAGATCCTATCCCGGCAATCAATGAATCATTTGAAAATAATCTGCAATTATGTCGTTTGTATGGAAAGTCAGTTATCACATCCAGCTGATCAGAAAAACCGAACATCTGACAATTATTGTGAGTAGGAGGGAGCTTTAATGATTGGGAGTAATCCGCCTGTCTGTCTTTCAACTCCGCGATATCATTCGCTTGTTTTGTCATTGCGGGTTTATCATCTCCCAGGTCTGCAAGCTTCCAAACTGTTGTATCTCCGATTTCTATTTCAATGTAAAGTTTGTACATATCATTTCATTTTTTGAATTATTTTTTAAATTGATTCTTTAGACAGGTGGAATTATTCAGCCGTGTTAGTTCGCGACTGCATGCACCATTTTGTTTATAAGTGCTTGATTAATTGTTATTCTATTTCACTTGACGATTTCCACGGCGTCATATCTACTTCGGCCTCACAACTTGCAAAGTCTTGTTTTGCTGTCTTATCTATCACAAAGGTCATTGTTGTTACTAAATCTTTCCCATCCTTTCCAGTGAGCTCTTGTTTATCCGCAAGGCCTAAATCACGCGCTATTATACTTGCATTTAAAAACCCTGAAGCTGCGCCACTAAATTTTTGATTATAGATAGTTTCTCGTATACGCGTAACGATGTCGGAAAAATCTTTTGACTGTTCGTCTATCTTTGCTTTTATTGCTAATTCGAATTCGTTAAAGTACTTTGTATTGCACCTTAGATACAAACACATACCTTGAATAGTATAAGGTCTCATTTTAGGTAATCTTATAAGTTGATCTGGGAATAAAACTTCTCCAGTATCTTTATCCTTATATGGCTTATGTGTGCTTTTTGCCTGTTCTACTTCATAAAATGGATTATCATCGCACCATTGGAAATATTCGCAAGCAGCCTCCCACATAAGTTTAGGTGTAGTAAATAATTTATCACGTCCATGCTTAGACCGTAATTTCCAAAATTGATTTCCTTTAGGAGCTCCCATTGTTTTAGTATATATTTGTTTGTTGTTGAAAAATAGGCTATTCCCTGAATGATTTTCCATTAAACTCGATTCGTTTTGTCACTGCGAGAATTCTGTCAAATGTCCGGTTGCCATATTTTTTGATTAAATCCTCAGCTCCCAGATTTGAAGTCATTAGTAGCAATTTTCCGTACTTCTCAGTCGCATCAAGCACTTCCGGGATAATTAATCTCTTTTCGCCGTATTTTATAGATATATCCTCCGTCCCTATATCATCAAGCGAAATAATATGCTTTGAAAGCACCTTGTCAGGTTCCTTGTTGACATCAATCATATCGTATGAAGTAACTACCTTATTGCAGTATTTAAGTATTATAGCCGTAATTGCATAACGAGTGATGAATGTTTTACCTAGCCCGCAACTACCATACAACAAAAGCCCTCTACCATAATTATTCTCGAGCCATTCAGCGATTAAATCATATTGCGGCAGCCAGTTCATCTCTTTGCCTTCGAGGCTTAGAAAGTATCTCATAGCATTTTCAAGCACAGTTTTTGCGTTGGGTATTCTTATTATGGTTTTGTTAGCCGGAACTTTTAGCCCGTGGACCTTCATTTGTTCGAAAATTTCTGCAAATTCATTCATAATATCTAAAATCTTTTAACTTGTTCGTCAATATTTTTATCAAAAAGCTCTGTTGAAGGATGTCGATAAGTTACTTTGTCCGTTTTGCTGCGATTGTGCCAGGTTCTTACTGTAGCATTCCAATCTTTCATTGGGTTTTTACCTACTTTCCAGCCGTTTGCAGTGTAGTAATCAATAAAGTTTCGAGAATCAACATTCAATTTATTTTCAGAAATATAAATTGAAACTTCATTTATAGAGGGCGGTATAAATCTCTTTATTCCTTCTTTACTTATATTATCTTTACTTATATTATCTTTAGGAGCGTTACGAACACTTTTGTTACACGTTACATTTTCTTCAACTTTTTGATTTTCACGCCATTCTGAAATTCTTTTAGCGTTTTTTTCTTTTTTTATTACATACTTTTCGCTATAGTTTAGCAATTGTTTGTTGAAAGTTTCTCCATTGTTTGTATGAATTAGTTTGAGACTTTCCATAAACTTCCAACATTTTTCTAGCTTTTTCCCAACTTTCAATTGTGACTTTAATACATTTGTTTTGATTGGCTTTTCTTGAGATGCAAGTTTCTCAAGAAGAGTATAAAATAGCCCTAAACCCTCATAACCGAAATTCATGAAAAGTTCTGTTATCTTTTCGTCGTTAAATGAATTTGAATCGTGCATATAATACTTCATTTTCAACTCTTTAAAAGCAAATTTGTAAACTAGGCATGCGGAAAATGGATACAAGCTGAATGGATAATAATTTCCCTCCATAGAAAGAAGTTTCCAACACATCTGAAATGTCGGTTCTTGAGTCAATCAATATCGGTACCTCTGATATTTTCTT